GCTATATCCAAAAGCAATTCCGGGGATTAAGTGGTCAGAAAGAAAGTCACAGTGGGTGAGTCCTAAGGGGGGCAGACTGTGGATGTCATACCTAGACCGTGACCTAGACGTAATGCGATACCAAGGTCAAGCGTTTAACTGGATAGGATTTGACGAACTTACTCAATGGTCTACACCGTTTGCTTGGGACTATATGAGATCACGACTAAGAAGCACAGATCCATCACTAGGACTGTACATGAGAGCAACAACAAACCCCGGAGGGGCAGGACATCAGTGGGTTAAAAAGACGTTTGTAGATCCCTCACCTGCAAACACACCGTTTTGGGCAACAGAGTTAGAAAGTGGTAATGTTATTACATTTCCAAAAGGTCATAGCAGAGAGGGGCAACCTCTTTTTAGAAGACGCTTCATACCTGCTAATTTGTTTGACAATCCTTATCTAGCTGAGTCAGGTGACTACGAGGCAATGCTATTGTCTCTACCTGAACATCAGAGAAGACAATTATTAGATGGGGACTGGGACGTAGCAGAAGGTGCTGCATTTCCAGAGTTCAACAGACAGATACATGTGGTAGAGCCATATAAGATACCTGCAAGTTGGACAAAGTTTAGAGCGTGTGACTATGGTTATGGAAGTTACTCTGCTGTAGTCTGGATAGCCATAACACCTGCAGAGCAGTTAGTAATATACAGAGAGTTGCAGGTATCAAAAGTTCTAGCGGTAGACTTAGCAGATATGATACTACAGTTAGAAGCAGACGATGGTAGAATACAGTACGGAGTTTTGGATAGTTCGCTCTGGCACAAACGTGGAGATACAGGACCTAGCCTTGCAGAGCAGATGATTGTAAGAGGTTGTAGATGGCGACCCTCAGATAGAAGTAAAGGAAGTAGAGTTGCAGGTAAAAACGAGGTACACAGAAGACTACAGGTGGATGAGTTCACTCAAGAGCCTCGTATGGTTGTGTTCAATAACTGTACAAACCTCATCTCTCAACTGCCCTCGCTACCACTCGACAAGAAGAACCCAGAGGATGTAGATACTAACGCAATGGATCATATGTACGATGCACTACGATACGGCATAATGACCCGACCAAGAAGTTCCATTTGGGACTATAACCCTGTAAATCAGCGAACAGGCTTTCAAGTCGCTGACCCTAGTTTTGGATATTAAATATGGCAGAAGAAAACGAAGTAGCATTTGACACTGATGGTGTCTCAGCGATGCAGGAAAATGATCCTGCTATTAGATCAGAGAGTGACGTAGTAAATTTTGTACAAGGTAGATTTAAACGAGCAGAAGATGTAAGACAGCAAGACGAACAACGATGGCTTAAAGCATATAGAAACTACAGAGGATTGTATGGTCCTGATGTGCAGTTTACAGAAACAGAAAAGTCTAGGGTGTTTGTAAAGGTAACAAAGACTAAAACACTCGCAGCATACGGACAGATAATAGATGTTCTGTTTGGTAACACTACTTTCCCACTCACGGTAAATCCGACTAAACTACCAGAAGGTGTAGCAGAGTCGGTGCATATAAACATAGACCCAAATGCGGAACAAGGATTGGATGATCTTAAACAGGCTTTTGAAGATAAACCTTCAGAGCCTTATTTGTTTGCACCAGACGGAAAGTTGAAGCCCGGTGAAACCGTTGCTGATTTACAGAATAGACTAGGACCTTTAGAGCAAAAGCTAGGTAATGTATCTGAAAAGCTCATAGAGGGTGATGGACAAACACAAACAACTGTTACCTTTCATCCTGCAATGGTTGCAGCAAAGAAGATGGAAAAGAAGATACATGATCAGTTAGAAGAGTCAGGAGCAAATAAACAGTTACGTAATACAGCTTTTGAGATGGCATTGTTTGGCACAGGTATTATGAAAGGACCTTTTGCACTAGACAAAGAGTACCCTAACTGGAATGAAGATGGTAATTATGACCCATCAATAAAAACCGTCCCATCTACAGATCACGTATCTATATGGAACTTCTATCCTGACCCTGATGCGTATAACATGGATGAAGCAGAGTATTGTGTACAGAGACACAAATTGTCTAAAACACAAATGCGTAATCTTAAAAGCAGACCATACTTTCGTGGAGAGTCTATAGAACTATGCTTAGACATGGGGCCGCAATACGACAAGAAGTATTGGGAAGACGACATGAAGGACTACGCTATAGAAAACTACACAGAACGCTACGAAGTGTTAGAGTTCTGGGGATACGTTGATGCAGACATATTAGAGGAGAACGGTGTTGATATACCCGAAGAGTTAGCGGATGTAGAGCAAATAAACTGCAATGTGTGGGTATGTCAAGGTCACGTTCTAAGAATGGTATTAAATCCATTCAAGCCAGTGCGTATACCTTATTATGCTGTACCTTACGAGCATAACCCATACAGCTTCTTTGGTGTGGGTATTGCAGAAAACATGGACGATACACAGACATTGATGAATGGTTTTATGCGTATGGCTATTGACAACGCAGCACTGAGTGGTAATCTCATCATGGAGGTGGATGAAACTAACTTAGTTCCCGGACAAGACCTGAGTGTATATCCCGGAAAAATATTTAGGAGACAAGGCGGCGCACCCGGACAAGCTATCTTTGGTACAAAGTTTCCAAACGTAGCAGCGGAGAACATGCAACTGTTTGACAAAGCCAGAGTGCTTGCAGATGAAAGCACAGGCTTCCCAAGCTTTGCTCACG